CGCAGCGGCATTCTTACCCGAGACCTTTTTGACGCAGTAGCTAGCGACGTAAGAGCAGGAAGCGAAGGAGACAGAGCCGAACGAGCTGTGACCTTGAGGCCAGAGCTTTTCAAGCGTTGGTGAACGGTATAGGTTGTCGGATCCGGCCAGGCGGACCCGATCGGCGAGGGAGAGATTGAAGATGATCGCGTGGTAATGAGGGCGATTGCCTTTTTCGCCATATTCACCACACGCGAAGTAACGGATTGGTTTGTCATAGTGTTTTCGAAGCCGTTTGAAGAAGAGTTGCAGGTCACGTTTGACCAGGGTTCCCCCTGGTGGGAGGTGGGCGTCGTTGTAGGTAAGGGTGACAAAGGCTGACGCGCCGTGCAGCTGGTTTTCGTGCATCAGGCGGACAGCCCATTGTCTAGCCCTTTCTTTTTTGCAGCCCAGGCAGGAGCCGCAGGGCACGGCCATAGGAAGATCCACGTAGCCGTTTTTCGGGTTGAACGAGATTCCCCCATTCAGGCCACGGTGACCATGTAGCGGGCGGTAGCACGGCATTCACAGCCGGATGCCGCCTCGCATTGGAGAACCCGTTTGGAGGTTCTTGTAGTGCGTTTTGGAGGCGCCAGCGGTGAAGTTTGCACGAGAGGCGCCAGGAGACATTTTGGAGCGTTTCATAGAGTTATCCACAGGTGAAGGAGTGAGGAAAGCCAGAAGAGGAACTGGGCGAGGAGGATTGACATAGATCATGTTTTCCTATGTTAGTGGACACTTATGGTGTCACTTGGCACATTGGTATCAAGTAGGCAATGTGCCTGGCAGACTTTTCGTCCTGGGTTAACGCTATTCGCTACCCAGGACTCAGAAGTCATTGCCGACCAGGAAGAGAAGTTATCCACAGGTGGTCGGGTTAGGTTTCCGCGGGCGTGACCGCGGGGAGAAGCCCGAGAGTTCGCATCTCAGGAGCGTTGTTTTCATTCGACATGAAGTCGATGAAGGCGGCAGGGTTGTTTTGGAAGCGGTCGCGGATATTGGACGGAAGGTCGTCGAACATGGCTTGCGCCTTGACGACCTGGTCCATGCAGGATTGGAAGTCGATTTTGGACACGTCCGCATATTGCGGAGCGTGTTTGTTGACGAAGTCGGTGATACCGGTTTCCATGTAGCGCGCCATGATGGTATTGATGTCGCATTCAGCCTTGAAGGATTGCTTTGTCCTGGAAGGGCCGCAAGAGAGAAGGACCGGGTTAGTTCCGGAATAGGCGTGACGAGGTATATGCATGATGGTTTAGGGTTTAGGAAGTTTCGGGAAAGGATTGGGTTTTTCTAGAATTTTGTCAAGCCCTTTTTTGATGATTCCGGTTGGAAGATAGTCGAGAGGATTAGGGATGATGTCCTTGAACTCTTTGACGATTACACCGGCGTGGCCGAGGTCAGTATCGAAGGCTTTGGCGAGGATTTGGGCGCGCACCGCGTCCGCATCAGAGAGAGCGGCGGTACGCCAGGTCAAGAAGATTTGTGCATCCGTGAGCAGGATGTTTTTGGATGCTAGCTTTGTCTGGACGTCCGTCAGTTTTTGTTGCGTGATTTTGAGTTTGGTATCTTCGCCGGTACGCTTTGTATCGGCGAGTACGTTATCAATTTGAGCCTCCGTGAGCTTGGTGCGTTGGGCCTCGGTAAGAGTCTCGGCCCTGATTTTGAGGGTTTCCGCGCCGAGTTTGTCCAGGGTCGGTTGCAAGGTCTTGGTAACGACCTCGGTCTCGGCACGGACTTTCTCCGTTGTAGCCTTGATGTTCTCAGGCCGATGGCGCTCGGTTTCCGCTTGCGCGTCGAGGAGCTTGGATTGAGAACGATTGGCCTCAGCAGTAGTACCAGCGACCTCCACCTCCGCATTGGTCCGCAAGGCTTGAAGGGCAGAGTGGAGCGCTGGAGTGATGGGGTCGACCTGGTTGGCCATGGAGCCAGCAGAATGCTTGCCGGAGGCCATGGCGCCGCCGCCAGCGCCTCCGGCAGGGGTTGATGCACCCATACCCCCAGTGCCGCTCAGAATCGGATTGAGACCAGCAGAACGCAGGTCTTTTACTTCACGCTGATGGGCGGTAGACGACATTTCTTGTTGAAAAGCCATCTGCTTTGCATTGGCAGTCGTTTGGTAGTCCATTTGCTTTTGGGCCTGTTCAGCCTCAAAAGCCATAGCACGCTCGTTCGACGCTTGTTGGAATTCCATTTGGCGTCGAGCTTGTTTGGCGCTTGAACGGTTTCCGAAGAGACCGCCCACGAAGGAGCCGACCGTCGAAATGAGCGGAGCGGCTGCGATGAGTCCGGCAGGTAGTCCCATGGCTTAGAAGTGGTCGATCATGCCTGGCACACCGTAGACCGGCATAGGCCGGGCACACCGCATGTCGATATAAGAGTCGAAAAGGAAATGAGGTTCACTAGGAACCGCGATGACGCGGTCGATAGGTGGATCCTCGACGATGAACTCAGGGGAAAGCGTTGGAGCGCTGGCGAACTGTTGAGCCAGGTGCCAGGAATCAAGTGTTCCTGCAGCTGTTGAACGGAAGAGGCCAGTGATCTGCGAAGGCTTGTAGCGGTATTCGGCATAGCGTTCCTGATAGCCGAACACGAGTTCGTCATTGGAAGTACCGTCCGCGAAGATTTCCTTCTGAAGTACGGCTTGTTCGCCAATGTGAGAGAGAGCAGGCCAATAGAAGTCGAACCGGGTAGACCGGGACCACATGCGATTGAGCCCTTGCTGGTAGGTGAGATCAGCACGGACCATCACCAGGCCGATGATGACGCAATGCTCGGTGAACGAGTGCGAAAAGCCATGGTTGTGCAGGGAGGCCGTGCCGTAAGCAGCAAGGTTGCCTTGAGGTGTCGGCGTGTAGCCGCCGGTGCCCGGAGTACCGGAGGTTTGCGGGACAGGTGTCACGTTGACAGGTGAGGAGCCACCGCCGAGATATTCCGGACGTTGGAGCCTGGCGTCAGGGGAAGTTACCCCGAAGTGGGCTTTGATGATTTCCGTGTAGCGTGAACCTCCACGAGCATCCCGTTCAAAAATCTTTTGAACTTGGAACGCCTGACGCAGCGAGTTGATAGTGGCAGCGGTGGCATCGGAGAGATCAGCGAAGAGGGAACCGATACCGGCGGAGGCGTCGCCATAGTCGACCAGGACAGGGTTAGTGCCGGTACGGGTCCGAATGTCGAAACGCTGGCCGGGTGAGCTGAGCGCGTTGATGGACATGGAGGTACCGGTAGTCTCGAAGGTACCGATTGGAGCGGTGGAGCCAAGCGGAATCTGCACGCCTGGCCCCTTTTGTGGCCAGGGAAGGCAGGAGGTGAAGTAGTCGTGGCGCTTGCCGCGCCGGAGGAGGGTGTAGTTAGCAGGAAGGTCAGGACCGTCGCCGTAGTTATTGACGACGGAGTCCTGGATGTTTTGATCGCGGAACCACTCGTTGTAGATGAGGTTGTAGGCGCGATGAAAGAGAGCGGAATGCTTGATACCGGCAATGCCGGTAGGAAGACCCATGTAGTCCTCCAGAGAATTGACCAGGTACCCACCAGCTGGAGAAGTGATGGTGGGAATAATGAAGTCGGTAGAGTCGTCGGGGTTGCGTTGCTCCCCGTTGAATTTTTGCCAGTTGTCCCACAAGAGACGAATGGGGACAGAGAAGAAGAAGGTATCCATGAACATGTTATCCATGACCGGGAAGATAGGCGTGGCCATACGAGCGAAGCCGGTCAGGTTGACTTTGTAGGTGTCGCCGGGCAGAGCTTCGTCCAGGAGGATCGGGACGAGGTACCCGGCGTCGAACGTTGTTTTGTGACCGTGCGAACGGTCAAAGGAAGAGCGGGGTATATCAGCCTTCGGAACTTGAGAGAAGGCATGACGCATGACAGATTTCATTTGCTTGTTTCCTTGGTTGGGATGAGATCAATGACGTTGATGATGAGAACCGGCAAATCTACTGTGATTTCGCCGGATTCGTCGTTCCACGCCGCCAGCTTGAAGAGGCGGAAATCGTGGGGATGTTGAGAGAGCGTTGAATTGGGATCCCTGACAGCTGTCAGAAGGGAACGGATAGCGATTGCATCGGATTGCGCCGCGTAGGGCGCGGTATAGGTCTTGGCGACCAGGTCATAAACCGAATAGAGAGAGAGTTTCACAGAGTGCCTTTGTAGAGGTTGGTTTTGGCGGTAGCTACGGCTTCACGAACGAGAAGCCGCGCTGATGTTGAGTTTGCTTGGTTTTGCGGCTCGAGCGCTTTGAAGAGCCGCTCGCGTTTGGTTTGCTCGTGTAGTTCGGGGTTGATCCTTTCGAGATGTTTGTCGTAGAAGCGGGGAGGTTTGGCAGGTCTGCCCGATGAAATAACTTCATCTGACGGGTAGACATCCGCATTGAATCGAAGTAGCCACTCATGGGCTAGGCCTTTTCCTTGTCGGCCGCCACGGGACATGAGGGCAAATTCGGGGATACGCGCCCCGTAGTACGCAGCGGCATTCTTACCCGAGACCTTTTTGACGCAGTAGCTAGCGACGTAAGAGCAGGAAGCGAAGGAGACAGAGCCGAACGAGCTGTGACCTTGAGGCCAGAGCTTTTCAAGCGTTGGT